TCATTTACCGTTTTGCAGGAGCTGTTCAAAGGCATCTTTCGCCCGGACCTGCATTTCCCGGGTGCTATGGACATAGAGACCCTCGGTGATATCCATATTGGTATGCCCCAGCCTGGCGGATATCTCTTTCACGGGTACTCCAGCAGAGAGGAGCATGGTAGCATGGGTGTGACGGAAGCTGTGACTGTTTAGGTCTACCTTTTTTAAGTTTCGGCGTATTTGAGAGGGATAAACTATCCTGCCTATGTGATTACCCTTAGGAGTGGTACATACGGGTTCTATGAGCTTATACGAGCCTGTGAGGGCACTTGCTGAACAGGACATTATCTGCCCGTCTGCATTTGCATAGTTGTTCACATAGGAGTCGCCTTGAAGAACATGGTTGAGATATTGAGTGTTCTTCCATTCACGGAGCACGGAACATAGCTGTTGGTCTATGAGAACATCACGATGGCTGCTGGGCGTTTTGAGGTCAGAGGTGATTCTTTGATGGTTATGAATCGTGGTTGTCAGTTGAGTGCGGACATGTATAATGCCGCGGTCTAGGTCGACATTATCCCACAGCAACCCTAGAATCTCGCCTATTCTCATTCCGGTGTGGAAGGCTATCTGTAAGGGTATATGGCAGCTATGCCCAGCAGGAAAGATTTCCATAAGCGCTTGAAAGCGTTCTAGGGAGATTATGGTTCGCTTTGTGACTTCGTTTTTCAGAGACTTCGGCATGCGGATTTTTGCCATAGGGTTGCTATCTAGGAGCTGGCAGGGGTAGACAGCGTAATGCAGTGCCGTGCTCAGGTTGGTTTTGTAAGTGGTTATGGTTTTGGATGAGTATCCGCTTTTTATCAGATCCTGCAACCAGGCATCGCACTGCATGGGTGTGAGGTCTGACAGGAGAGTAGAGCCAAAGAAGTCAAGGTGGCCGTTGACCAGGGTGCCATAGCTTACATAAGTTGCATATCTGACACGGGTACGGCAGTGCTCCAGCCAATTCTGCATAAACTCCCGCACGGTGAGCTTGTTATGGTCAGTACAGGCTATTCCGTACTTCCACTGGTTGTAAGAGCGCATGCCGGCTTCATAAGCGGAATCTTCGTCAGTAAATCCCCCTTTTTCTATTATGTTTCTTTTGCCATCCGGCTTTTTGCCGGCTTCAAAGCTGAAGTACCATTTGGCACCTCTTTTGCGTGTTCTGATTTTCTTCATGTCTGCACCTCCGAAAATGCAAAATAACGGGCTTTTCTAAGCGATTTTATTTTGTGCCCGCATACATCTATACCTATGCCTAACTGCGCATAACAAAAAAGCCTGCAAACCCTTATATATCAACGTCTAGGATATGGAGGAGTTTCAGGCTAAAATCGCTCTAAGGAGCTCTCAGGAGAAATTTAGTAAAAATTGGCCAATTTTGTCTGTCAGTTTACCCTTTGCAGTAATTGAAACCTAAGTCAGCAGGGTTTCGGCTCAGGCTGCTCCGCCCGGTCAACAGTTTTGTCATCACTTGACTGTTCTGTGTCACACTCTACAACGACATGCTTGATAAGTGCATAAAGCTCTGCATCGGTTTCAATAAAGATTTTGTTCATATGGTTTCTCCTGATTATATATTTCACTAGGCGGGGGTTCTCCACAGGCACCCAGGCTTATATTTAGTGATCGGCAGGAGAGTCAGGTTCCGGCATAGTATAGGCTTCTGCTTTGCCTCCGTTTCTGACAGCTTCGTTGTAAGTCAGCAGGATTATGTCCTTTATGCGCTCTTTTTGTCGGTAGGACAGCTTGGCTGCGACTCCCGGTTCGTTAAGCCTGCCATCGATGGTTACTTTGCGCAGTTTGGCAAGAATCCGTGGCGAGTCATGGAAAAGGGCGTCAAGGATATCGGTCTTGATAGGTTCCGGCTCGGGCAGGTCCTCGAGTCCCAGCATGACATTAGGTGAAACCTTAAAGAGTTCGGCAAGCCTGTAGATATTGTCTAGGCTGGGCATTATTCTAGCGTTCTTCCAGTCTGAGGTGGTGGCTGCGGATACACCGAGGCAGCGGGCAATATCGGCCAGCGAATATCGCTCTCTTTCAAGCAGCTTGTTGAAGCTCTGGACAAAGAGCTGTTTGGCATCTGATTTTGGAGCTATGCTGGTAAGCTCAGGGTGCTCCACAGTAGCAGACTCGGCTTCCTCAATGTCGTCAGGTTCTGTATCGGGAGGGAGCGTGCAGTCGATTAATGCGGTGGAAGGCACCTGGAAGAAAGCAGCGATTTGGTTTATGCGGTTTATACGAGGCATAACTTGTCCGCGTTTCCAGTCGGACACAGTAGCTTCAGACACACCGAGATAGCGAGCCAGCTCTACCTGGCTATGGGAAGAAGCTGCAAGTACACGTTTAAAGTTATTAGCGAAAACTGTTCTGAGGTTCATATAAAACACCTCCTAAGTATTTGTACTTAGATTATATCAGTAAGACCTAAGAAAATCAATAAATTTCATAGAAAAATTAGGTTTTACCCTTGACATAAGGTATATACCGTGGCAGTATGTATACATAAAATAAAACATCACCTTGATACAAACAGAAAGGGCGATAGAAAATGACTAAGATAGAATCAGGAATCAAATTTGTACGTAGTAACATTGACCAGCAGGTGATGGAGATTGAGAGAACCCAAAAGAAAATTCAGGGGTTGTTGGATCAGCTGAATGATGACTTTTCACTCGATATAGCTGAGAGAATAAGTAAGGAATCCAATAGATTGCCTAGATTGTTTGCTGAGTTGGAGGGATTGAATAACCAGCTAAATATGTTACTAATTTTGAACAAGGAGGCTGAGCAGAATGACTAAGGACATATTGTTCATTGAAGGACGCAGAAATGGCTACCACCCCAGCCAGTGTGGCAAGACAATGACCGTAGGAGAGCTTATCCGTTTCCTGAGTAATTACGACGAGGATAGGGAAGTTTTTCTCCGCAATGACAACGGTTATACTTATGGCAATATCACTGAGGACAGCATTACGGATGACGAAAACTAGGAGGAATGATTTATGAAGATCAGCTTGAAGGCAGCCAGAGTCAACGCAGGTTTGACACAGACTCAGGTGGCTGAGGCATTAGGGAAGAACCCAATGACTATTGCAAGTTGGGAGAATGGCAAGTCCACACCCAACATGAGAAACCTGTATGCGTTATGTGCGTTATATAAGATGCCAGTAAGAAATATTTTGCTGCCTTGACGATTAGGTGGAAGTTAAAGGGTTGAGAGGAAATGAGGTAGAAAATCATGTTAGAACTAAGATTTACAATTTACGATGGTGCTTTGAGAAGTTTGTGTATAGACCATGACTGGTGCACTGGAATGACTATTGAGGAATACGGCGAGCTGCTGGATAACAGCGGGGACCTCACTCAGGAGACACTGAACGCAAGAATATCTCATTTGGCAGATGAGATTATCCGGACATCGGATATCCGTGAGTGTGCAACTAAGGCAGAGGTTATGACGGAAATATTTAACAGGTGCGTAAAGGCCCAGTATAAAGATATGGAGGCTGATGACAATGACTAAGTACATCCTGACCAGAATTTACGACAGGCACACAGAAATGAGGGAAGTTACCCAGGAGGACATCAAGAAAGAAGGACTTAGGTTAGGCTTTACAGAGACACAGGACTGTGATGTATATCTCGACGGCTTCGAGTCCGAGAGTGCTTTTCAGTCGTTCTGGAACGATTGCCTGAAAGAGGGGGCAAAGGTAGTTCTTATCTGACAACGCAGAGTGACGGCTTGTTTGGTTGGCCAGGCAGGCTGGTAATGCGGCAGTACAGGTCACAAGCCCTGTCGCAGGTTAGTATCTAGTATCTAATGGAGGTAATTATTATGTTCGGAACACCAAGATGGAGAGTTGAAGAACTCACTGGCTATAAGCCTTTGACTACTTTTTGGGAAGATTTCTCTATTGCCGACAGGTTCGGAGCTGGTGCTGTGCGGGGTACATTCCGCAGAGCCTTCAACGAATGGAAGCATGATTACAAGTACCTGACTGAGCTGGTCATGGTGCTTAATCACAAGATTTGGCAGTTTCATCAGCAGGGTAAAGCAGATATGGCAGAGCTGTACGATTCTCTGTGGCGGAAAGCTGATGGTTATGCAGTAGAGCACCTGAAGGGCGAGGAGCTGCAGTATTTTGCGAAAGTGATTGACTGATTAATGGAGGGTAGAGAAATGAACAGATATGAGGAACTTTGCATCAGACAGCAGAAGATATTCAACGGCTTGCCTATTGCTTATGCGTTTACCGAGGACCAGCTGCTGGATGCCATGAAGAAGTTGGGAGTTGAGAGCCACAGAGACTTGTACAGTGGCCCAGGTGGTGCCCTTTATCGCAAGGCTGACTCCAAGCTGATAAGGGATACAGTGAATCGGCTTGCTACGGAAAAGATGGAGCTCCTGCTAGGCTCTTATGAGTTTGCCTATGATGCTTTCAGGTACGAGCTGGCTAATCACGAGTTCTGCATAACTTATGATCCGTTTGATACTCTGGAGGCTCTCGGTCTGGAATGCGACCCTGAAACATTGGTATGCAAAGAGATGGATGTGTACCCTGAATTGTTCAGGGCCTATATGAATGCGAAAACAGACTACTTGGCAGATTGCGCAAAGGAAGAGTGATAATCATGGCTAAGACAAAAAAGATTTTCGTGATTAAGTATAAATACCAGGGGCAGCCTTGGGAGGATATAGACAGTGCGGAAACATACCTCGAAGCCAAACGGCTCTATGCTGAGTATGTAATGGCTTATCGAGGTTCATGTGCACTGCTGCGGATAGTTCAGAGGAGGGTTCCAAATGTTTGAGATTGATACTTACAAGGTACAGTTGGTTAAAGAGGGTTCAGCAGAGTATGCCCACATATATGCAGATTGCCCAGAGAATGCAGGTGAAATTATAGCCCAGTATCTTAAGGGCGTAGATAGGGAGCACTTCGTAGTATTAATGGTTGACATCAAAAATCATGTGATTGGCATCAACACCGTTTCGATGGGAACGCTATGTGGTTCCCTGGTTTCACCTCGAGAGGTATTCAAGCCTGCAATATTGAGCAATGCAGCGTCAATCATTCTGGGGCATAATCACCCCAGCGGTAACACGGAGCCCAGCAAGGAAGATATAGCCACAACTAAAAGGCTGGTAGAAGCAGGAAAGCTGATGGACATTCCGGTTTTGGACCATGTCATTGTCAATGTAGTAACCAGTGACTGCACGAGCTTGAAAGAGGAAGGATTTGTGAGGTAAATGGACATTAATGTTGAGGGGCTGGATCAGCTGGTACGAAAAGGGCAGGAGCTGAGCACCATTTTGAAGAATCAGGATGTTCTGAGGTTTATGGAGCTGGCAGCCCAGATGGGGAGCACTTTTTCGGAGATTATACCGAAGCGGACGGACAGTCTGGTATTCCCGAGCGAAGTACGGAGCATTCTCCGGATATCCAACAGCACTTTGAAGCAGTATTGCAGGGAGGGCCGGCTCACGCCGGTTCTCACACCGCCCAGAGGTAAGACGAAGTTTTGGCTCAGCCAGGTGTTGGCAATACCAGAGAAAGCATAAGGGTATGCCGGGTACACAGTGCTTACCAGCCAATGGGTTGATAGGTGATGTGTACCCGGCATGAAAGAAAGAGGTGTAGAGATTATGAAAAAGTCCGGATGGGTTAAGGTAGCAGGTGCAGTATGCGCAGGTGCGCTGGCTGTTACACTGCTGACAGGCTTTTGTGAGGAGCAGGAGCTTGTGGAAGTGACCTATACAGTAAAGGAGGGGGACACCTTGCGTGACATCAGCGAAAGTTTTTTACCCCTGAATACCGGTGGTCGCAGGTACATTCTGGAGTTCGAGCAGGGAATCAGAGAGCTGAATCCAGAATTATGGGACAATGTGACAATCTATCCGGGGCAGGTAATCCGGATTAATTACTGGGTAAAGAAAGGAGAGTAGTGATATGCCGTATTTTACAGACCGGGGCTGGAGCCTCATAGGTTTTATCATCATGCTGGGTTTAATGTTAGTTAAGATTTCTTAAGGAGGAAAAATCATGAAAGTAACAATTGAGTTAGAGGTAAGCAATCTGCAGGATTTGGCAGGAATGATAGCAGGAGCTGCAGATGGTGTTTTGACAAATGTGGCGGCTGACCAGGAGCCAGGCAAGGTTGAGACTGCCAAGGAAGTAAAGACCACTGTTAAGAAGGCAGAGCCTAAAACTGAGGCTAAGACTAAGCCGGCTGCCAAGAAGACCGAGGCCAAGGTTGAGACAAAGGCTAAGCCTGAACCGGATACCGAGTCCGAGGAAAAGCCTGTGCATACCAAGGCGGAAATCAAGGAAATGCTGACTCAGTTCTGCATGGATAATGACGGCGGAGCTGCCAAAGTACAGGCTGAGTTCAAGGCCATCGGAGTGGCTTCTCTGTCTGAGGCCTCCGTGGAGCAGCTTAACGAAGTAGTAGCGAAGCTGGGGTTATGATATGAGAGCTCATGCGATACTGAGTGCCAGCGGTTCACATCGTTGGCTTAATTGCCCTCCGTCAGCAAGGCTGGAGCAAAAATTTCCCGACAGGGCTGGTGCAAGTGCAGAAGAAGGGACCTTCGCTCACAAATGGGCGGAAATGGCCCTGGCAGAGCATTTTGGCAAGATAGCCTCGGGTGAATACAACGCTTTCGTGAAAAAAGCAAGGAAGAGCCAGTGGTATAGCCAGAGTCTGAGTGACTATGCAGACGAGTACATCAACATGGTAATAGACAAGGTTGAGGACTGTGACGGAAAGCTCATGCTGGAGCAGAGACTGGATTTCAGTCAGTGGGTTCCCCAGGGGTTCGGCAGTGGTGATGCGGTAATCATAAGCAAAGACCGGATAGAAGTCTGTGACTTGAAATTCGGTAAGAGCGTGCCGGTTGTCGCCGAAGATAATCCACAACTCAGGCTGTACGGGCTTGGAGCCTATTCCATAGCCCGTATGCTGGGTATAGATGTAGAGGAAGTACAGATGACTATCTGCCAGCCAAGAAACGGCGGGATTTCGACTGAGATTCTAAGCGTTTCTAAGCTCTTAAAATGGGGCGATACAATCAAACCTATTGCCCAGCAGGCAATGGCTGGTCTAGGGGAGCCTCAGCCAGGCGAATGGTGCAGGTTCTGTAAAGCAGTGCCACGGTGCCGAAAGCTGGCAGAGCACAATCTGATGTGCGAGGATAGTTTTGCTGATCCGGCTCTCATGGAAGACGATGAGCTGGCCAGGCTGTTAGCAAAGGCCGACATGGTTAAGAGCTATGTCACTAAGCTCAAAGATTATGCTTATGCGGAAGCCCTTAACGGCCGTGAGTGGCCAGGCTGGAAGCTGGTAGAGGGCAGAGCTAACAGGAAGTACAGAAACGAGGAGTCTATAGCCACCATTCTTAATAAGAACGGCTATGCAGATTCCCAGATATTCAAGCCCAAGGCGCTTATTGGCCTGACAGACATGCAGAAGCTGTTAGGCAGTAAGAACTTTGATGCCTTGCTGGGTGATGAAGTTATCCGTCCGGAGGGTGCTCCGGTACTGGTGCCGGAATCCGACAAGAGACCGGCAATAAACGAAGCAGAAAGCTATTTTGAGGATTTGGATGAGAAAGGATAAAAAGCTATGAAGAAAAAGAAGGATAATCAGGTATTTGTTCCGGCCCGTTTGAGTTATATGTATGCATGGGAGCCGGATGAGGAAACAGGCAAGTACAGCACACAGTTATTGATTGATAAGTCAGATAAGGAAACTCTGGCCAAGATAAAGGCGGCTATCAAGGCAGCGGTAGAGGGCGGTAAGTCCAGATTGGCCAATAGCAAGGGGAAAATTCCGAGAGACTTGAAAATGCCACTGCATGACGGTGATACTGAGCGTGATGGTACAGAGTATGAGGGTATGTTTTACCTCAATGCCTCCACTAAGAACAAGCCGGTCATTTGTGACCGTCGCAGACAGGCTATTACCGACAGAAGCGAGGTTTACTCTGGCTGTTATGCCAATGTGGCTGTGAACTTCTATGCGTTCAGCAAAGGCGGAAGTGCAGGAATTGCCGCAGGTTTGCTGGGGATTCAAAAGGTTCGTGACGGAGAACAGCTTGGCGGCAGCTCCGTAAGTGCGGGAGACTTTGAAGACCTTGGTGAGGAGGCGGCAGATGATTTCCTGCCAGCAGATATTGATACTGAAGACGAGGACGATGGTGTTGAAGCCGTAACGGACCTTGATTCTCTGTTGGGGTGATGCGCTATGGTAGTACGGGTTAGTTTCAGAAACTGCCCGAAATGCTACGACTACCGCTGTGATATGAGGTTGTCTGTTGGGGACTATGTAGTGGTCCCCACAGGTGACCACTTCGGGGTAGGAAAAGTAGAGCGGGTAGGCAAGTCGAGCTCCAGGGCAACAAAATGGGTTGTCCAGAAAGTAGATTTGGAAACCTACAAATTCAGAATGAGTTTATTGGAGGGATAGCATGCGCACATTGAGTATCGACTTGGAGACCTATTCCGAGTTGGATATACGGAAGGCAGGGTTATACAAATATGCTGAAAACTGCGAGATACTGCTGTTTGCTTATGCCTTTGATAATGAGCCTGTAAAAATTATTGATATGGGCATGTTAGGAAAGAGCGGCAATGCTAGTATCAGTCTGTTTAGTGCAGAAGCAGAGCAGATGGGCAGGGAAAGCATACCGGAAGAGGTGCTTAATGCTTTGCAGGATAAGGATATTCGTAAAATGGCCTATAACGCAGCCTTTGAGCGTACAGTCCTGAGCCGGTATTTAGGCAGAGAGCTGAATCCTGCACAGTGGTATTGCACTATGGTGCAGGGGTATACACTCGGTATGCCGGGTGGTTTGGACATGGTAGGCAAGGTAATAGGCCTGTCAGAGGACAAGCAGAAATTAGCCATAGGTAAGCGGCTGATTCAGTATTTCTGCAAGCCCTGCAAACCAACGCGGGCTAATGGTCAGCGTACCAGGAACCTTCCGACAGACGATCCGCAGAAGTGGCAGCTGTTTAAGGAATACTGCATAAGGGATGTTGAGTCAGAAAGAGCTATACGGGATAGGCTGAAAGACTTTGAGCCTGGTCCCCGAGAACGAGAGCTGTGGTGCCTTGACCAGAAAATCAACGATGCGGGGGTGTTGCTGGATATGTCCGTAGTAAACAACGCTCTTGCTTTCGATGAAAGACTGCGGGCAGAGTGGCTGGATGAGGCACACAGGATTTCAGGTTTGAGTAATCCGAACAGCAATCAGCAGATTCTGGACTGGGTGAATGCAAGGATGGGAACAAACCTTGCAAGTCTTGATAAGGAAGTCAGGGCTAATCTATTGAACCGGAAAGACCTGCCGGATGAAGTACGAAAGGTAGTGATTCTGAAAAACCGGTTGGCAAAGACCAGCATACGGAAATATGAGGCAATGCGTAATGCAAGGTGCAGGGACGGCAGGGTTCACGGTATGCTCCAGTTCTACGGAGCTAACAGGACAGGCCGATGGGCAGGCAGACTGGTTCAATTACATAATCTGCCACAGAATCATCTGGAGGACTTGGACGGAGACCGGAACATGGTTAAGCAAGGGATGTACGAGGTTATGAGTATTATGTACAGCAATCCCGCAGATGTACTTAGCCAGTTGATACGAACAGCGTTTGTAGCTGAGAACGGCAAGCGGTTCATAGTCGCAGACTTCTCTGCTATTGAAGCCAGGGTAATCGCTTGGCTGGCAGATGAAAAATGGAGAATGGAGACTTTCGCAAAGGGGGGCGATATATATTGTGCCTCTGCTAGTCAGATGTTCCATGTTCCTGTAGTGAAGCATGGTGAGAATGGGCATCTGAGAGCAAAGGGCAAGATTGCAGAGTTAGCATGTGGCTATGGCGGTGGCGTGTCAGCTTTGAGAGCCTTTGGGGCCGACAAAATGGGTATGACCGAGGAAGAAATGGCAAACACTATTGCACATTGGCGGAAAGCCAGTCCTAATATCTGCCAGATGTGGCGGGATGTTGAGAAATGTGCAAGAAGAGCTATTCGTACAAAGATACCGGTCAGCTACAAAAAAGGCATGCAGTTTCATTATCAAAAAGGCATTCTGTTTATAAGGCTTGCGAGTCAGAGAAGTATAGCTTATGTAAGGCCTAGGCTGCTAAGAGAAGAAGGCCGTGACCAGGAAGCCGTTACATATGAGGGAATCACAGAAAAAGGAGGCTGGGGCCGTGTTTATACCTGGGGCGGTAAGCTGGTAGAGAATATAGTGCAGGCAACAGCGAGAGACTGTCTAGCTGAGGCTATGCTTAGACTGGACCATGCCGGTTACAAGATAGTCATGCACGTACATGACGAGGTTATCCTGGAAATGCCCTACGGTACAGGTTCTTTGGAAGAAGCCTGTGAGATTATGGGACAGTCCATATCGTGGGCGCCGGGGTTGCTTTTGAGGGCTGACGGTTATGAGACCGAGTATTACAAGAAAGACTAGGGAGGTAGAAAAATGTTTGGTGAGAACTTGATACAGGTGGCAAGGGCCTGCAAAAGATTGAAGCCGTTTGTGGCAGACAAGAAAAGCACGAAAGAAGCGATTAAGCAAATCTGTTTATCTGAGGGTAAGGCTTATGCGACTGACACTCATGTTGTGGCAGCTTTGGATGTGGAATACTCTGGCGAGAGGATCTGCGTAGATCCAGACTTCAACGGCACCTGTTCCGGGGAGGATGCTCCAGATATGGAAGGGCTCTTGAAGCGTACAAGAAACAGCGGAGGCCTAAAGGTTAAGATTCAGGGGGACTTCACTACAGAGTGGAAACGCATTTTCACCTATGCCATGACCATAACGAAAGGAGCCTGTAAGCCTATATGGCTGTCTGTTCATAATGGAAGCCTTTATGTGATTGCTGGTAATGATACTGTACAGAGCTGCTTTGTACTGGGGAAGTCAGTAGAGCCTGTGGCTGATGATGCCAGGGTGTGCGTTGACGCAAGGTTTTTATACAAGGTGGCAAATCTGCTTAATGAGCTGCAGTCTAAAGAATGTACTATCTTTATTCATGATGCGATATTGAAAGAGGATAACGCGGAAAAGAATCTGTACATTGAGGCCCCAGGTGCAAGCTTTGTGGTAGCGCTCATTAAGCAGAGTTCGGTAGCAGATGATGAATCCGCAGATTATGAGCCACGAGAAACAATGACCTTTATGCATAAGTTTTTGGATTCTGCAAGGTTGCAGGAGCCACCTGACACAGGCGAAGAAATGCAGGAAACAACGGCCGATTTAGGTTTTTTGGATTAGTGGCTCACGAGGGCGAAAGTGATAAAGAAAGGACTGATTGAGAGGCATGGTTACCTTAATAAAGGCGGTTAAATATGCAGGGCAGTTTGTGTCAAAGGATAAAGCAAGACCTATATTCAATTATGTGCTGATTAAAGGGGATGAAGTTATCAGCAGCGATACCCGTTCTGTAATTAGGTGCAAAGTTAATGGTGTGCATGAGCCACAGTTAATCAGCATTAAAGAAACGGAAATTGTTTCAGAACCCGCAAGGTATCCCGATGTGAGTAGATTCTTTCAGGTAAAGAGGTCTAGCAAGACCAATGTAGTTTTCACCAGTGGTGATACTAATATCAGGGAGTGCTTTAGAAAGTTGGCTGTAATCTTTGATACCTGCAAGAGACTGACTTCGAGAGAAATACACAGGGTATGTCTGAGAACCAAGGGGGACGAATTGTTAATCTTTTCTGGTGAGAACGGGGAGCTTATGCTTTTCGAGCACTCAGTATCGAATGTTGAGGGAGAGCCGCTTAACTGCTATTTCAATGCGGAATACCTCTCAAAGGCATGCAAGGTCATAGCAGATGTTAACCCCGATGGAGTGGCTATGTACTTCTTCGATGACCGAAATCTGTTGATAAAGGCAGACGATGTAGAGTTTTATATATGTGGAATATTCAGTGATGGGACAGACTGGCTGTCACAAAGAGCAAAGAGCTACTGTGAGGTGAAACAATGATACAGTTATCAGAGGATTGGAGAGTGGCTGCTGATGAGGTGCAGTTTACTTTACAGAAAAGGGCAGTTAAGAACCTGCCAGATGGTGGCATAGAAGATGTATGGACAAATAAATTCTATTACCCTACTTTGCAACTGGCTTTGCTGGCCTACATGACTAAGAGGCTGAGGCAGAAAGTGAGAAACTATCAGCCCGAGGAACTCAGAGCCATAGTGGACCACATGGACAAAGTTTATGAGAACCTGGCCAAGCTGGCCGGAGAGTGGAAAACAGCTACAAACGACAGTCTTCCGGTGAAAGATAGCGAACCGGAAGAAACGGAGCGTTTTGATTTTTTGAATTGAGAGGAGTAGAGAAATATGAATGCATCAGGAATGGCAAGCATGTTTGAAAGACAGGTTAAGGACCTTGCATCTGCACAGGAGGCTTTCGAGCAGGTAGGTAAAGAGGTGCTGGACGAAGCAGAGTATAAGGCTCTTGACGAGTACATCGCTATGTGTACAGTGGCTTGGGGAGCTATGGCTAAATGTGCCAAAGAGGTTGCAGATAGAGAAGCCAAGCAGAAAGCAGACAAAAAAGCTGCAGAAGCTAAAAAGAAGGGAAAGCCAGCCGAGGATAAGAAGAGTGAAAACAAGGAGTCTGCTCAAAACGATTTGAGTTTTCTTGACTGAGGTACTGAGCTACGAGTGAGGATTTGAAGAATGAAACAGGATTCACCTTTACCGTTCAGGGGGAAAATAAGTCCATGCAAAGATTGCCAAAATAGGAAAGTAGGCTGCCATGCAAGGTGTGAAGAATACCTTGCATGGCGTGCGAGCCTCGACAGTGTGATTGCTGAAAAAGACCGTCAGGCGGAGGTCGGTACCTGGACAGCATCAAGAATTAAGGTAACTAATATATGGTTTAAGAGTAGAGGAGATTGGTGGAAAAAATGATTTGATTGATTCGGCAAAGGCACTGCGGATGCATGTGCAGGTTCTTATTGATAAGCTGGAAGGCAAGGACAGCAAATAATTTCGTTTCTAGTATCTAGTATAGGAGTAAAGAGTATGGAAAAATTGGATGAAATCCGGATGTCTGATATTTATAAAGCTGTAGGTGCTACATCAGCACAGCACAGCTATGGGCCTTCGAAGACAAATATGTATAAGTGCCTTTGTTGTGGCAAGGTGTTCACCGCCACCTATAACTGGAGAGGGTACATGTCAGGGGGATGGGCCGATAGCTCTTTGTTCTGCCCTGGCTGTGGTGAAAAGCTGTCAAACCTTTGGTATGGGCATAATGACATATTTTATTCCCAGCAATCATTTTCAGGTGCTTCCGAAGCTATGCCTGTTGGTGCAGGACTGAGACTTTATGAGATTAAAAACGGGTACAGGCTGGATGTATCCGTAGATTCAATAACACTGCTGGACTCAATGCGGGCAGATCGTAGATGGTTACGGGAGTCCATAACTTTTGATGTTAAGAACCGCAAAACCTTGTGTAAGGGGCATATAGTAGCTGGTGATATTGCTACAGGGCTTTCCGGAGTTAAGGGAGTCCTGGAGCTGGGCAATCCTTTTGACCGCCGTTTTCAGGCATCATCCCTGCTAAAGTTTATTAACTTGGATATAATGCGCAATAAAGAGTGGGCCCAGCAGATACGTGGCATTATGAAGAAACTGAGAGATGGCATCCGGTCGAAGTTCAAGAGGTTTTACGGATACGATATCGGGAGCCTTTACATCGGTTCCGGTAAAATGCTGGACGGAAAGCTTCTGGCACCCGTTAGCTATATAGCTACAAGGCTGATACTGCCAGACTTGAAACACATGGAAAAGGCATTGTTCCACTGTAGTAACTTTGAGCTTACCCAAATGGCCAATAGGTCAGGTTTAGGAGGCGAACTGCCAGGTGATATACACCATAACGGACTGTTCCATAATATGGATGCCCTGCGGAAAGCACCGGACAGCGTATCAGGTTTGTTGGCAGCCGCTGCGATTCCAGATAAGCCCTTGTTTAGAAAGAGTGTTATGGATAAACCTCATTATGCAAAAATGCTGGGGGTATTGGCCAGATGGTTCGCACCGGATATGGCTGTCAAACTGCTGAATCATTTTACAGATGGCGGGTTTGACTACGGGTATCAGTATAACGCTCCCGCATCATTGGCAGGGCTTTTGGAGACCTGGGTAAAAGAGCATGAGCTTAAGGATATTTACAAAACATTGCTTGGTACTCACTATATAAGCCACTTATTTGACATAGACCGTATGAAGAAACAGCTTGATAAGGTCAATGCGGAGAAATTCAAAACTGTGAAGCTGTATGAGGCTCATGACTGGCTGGTAGAAGCCGTAAGGGAACAACAGGAGCGTGATTACGATTTGAATATACCGGAACATATACGCAGACGGTTGGAGATGCAGGAGGGGCAGATAAAGTTCTTTATGCCTGACACTCATTGGAAGCTGAGAGATTTCGGCAAAAAGTTCCACAATTGTGTAGGGACATACGCTGAGAGAGTTCTAAGCGGTAAGTGCGGTATAGTAATCATGACCGATGACAAAGGAATGCTGGCGGCCTGTCTGGAGGTGAGGGACAACGCTCTTGTACAGGCGAAACTGAAATACAATGACCCTGTACATGAGAACCAGGCAATTAACGATGAGATTTTGAAATGGTGCCGTGCTGCAGGGCTGGAAATAATAACCAAGGATGTGCAGAAAGCACGCAGGAAGCCGTTGGAAGCCCGAACGGCCTAAAGAGGTTTAGCTATGAGTATAAATTTTTCAAAGAAAGTAGTAATTGCTCATGACGGTCTGCTCACTATATCAGTGGGCAGCAGCCGTAAGAGCAGAAGGTGGAAAGCCAAAAGTGTAAGCTGGTCTGGTCTGCTAGGGTTCCTGTCACAGACCAGGAGAACCACGGAGACACGAACCGAGTATATGGCTATGGCCAAAGATGAACAGGATCAGATTAAGGATGTAGGCGGATTTGTCGGTGGAAGACTGAAAGGCGAAAACCGTACCGCCGTAAACATGGGAACCAGGCAGCTGGTTACGCTGGATGCGGATTATGCAAAGAGCGATTTCTGGAGCACTGTCGAACTGCTGACAGGGTTTGCAAGCTGTATATATTCAACACACAAACACAGCAGTGAAACACCAAGATTCCGCTGGGTAATACCTTTGAGCCGTCCGGTAAGTCCGGACGAGTACCAGGCTGTAGCCCGCAAACTTGCCTCCATGGTAGGCATAGACAATTTCGACGATACGACCTATCAGCCCCACCGGCTGATGTATTGGCCGAGTACCAGCATGGACGGCGAGTTTGTGTTCAGGTATAAGGACTCAGCATGGGCCGATCCTGACAACCTGCTGGCTGAATACGGCGAGGACTGGCATGACCAGAGCCTGTGGCCCGTGTCCAGCAGACAGAGCCAGCTGATTAAGCGGGAGATTAAGAAACAGCAGGACCCTTTGGAAAAGTCAGGCATTATAGGGCAGTTCTGCCGGGCCTACACCATACAGGAAGCTATTGCAGAGTTCCTGCAAGACGAGTATGAGGAGTGTGCAGGAGGCGACAGATACACCTACAAAGCAGGAAGCAGTACAGGGGGTGCTGTTGCATATGATGACAAGTTCCTATACAGCCATCATGCTACCGACCCGGGGAGTATGCAGCTTCTTAATGCGTTCGACCTTGTGCGGGTTCACAAGTTTGGAGCTATGGATGAGGGAAAGTCCGCAGATGTAATTGCAACAGCTTTGCCCAGCTACAAGGCTATGTGCGAGTTTGCTTCAAAGGATAAAGCTGTCAAGGTGCTGGCAGTCAAGGAAGCCCAGGACAGCGCAGGGGATTTATTCGAAGACTTAGGCGATGAACCTGACGACCTGTCATGGGCAGAAAAGCTGAAGTGCAACGGCAGGACAGGCAAAGTCCAGAGTACTCGTGAGAACATCAGGCTGATACTGACTAACGACAAACATTTCAAGGGAGTGCTCGGCTGGGACTCCTTCGCCCAGAGAATCGCCATGGTGAAAAAGGCATCGTGGCGGTTGGCTGATGACGACAATCCCTACTGGGACGATGCAGATGATTCCCAGGTACGCTATCTGTTGGAAACATGCTATGAGATAGACAGCAGGCCGAAGATTGAGGACGAGGTTCTTAATGTGGCCAGCATGTATAAGTTCCACCCCGTCAGGGATTTCCTTAACGGGCTTGTATGGGACCACCAGCCGCGTATGGAGAAGCTGTTTATAGATTATCTAGGGGCAGAGGACACTCCATATGTCAGGGCCGTTACACGGAAAATGCTGATAGCTGCTGTAGGGCGTGTCATGAAACCGGGGCTGAAATTCGACAACATGGTAGTGCTGGAGGGACGACAAGGACTGGGCAAAAGCTACCTGCTGAAGAAGCTGGGTGGCAAATGGTTTAACGACTCATTGACAACTGTACAGGGCAAAGAGGCTTATGAACAGCTAAGAGGTGGCTGGATATATGAGATGTCAGAGCTGGCAGCTTTAAAGAAAAGCGAGATTGAGCCTGTGAAGCAGTTTATCAGCAAGCAGGTTGACTCATACCGTGTGGCTTATGGCAGACGGATGAGCGAGTTTCCAAGACAGTGTGTGTTCATCGGGACGACCAATGAAAGCACCTTTTTGAGGGACTCGACGGGAAACAGAAGATTCTGGCCGGTATCCTGTGGTGTCTGTGAGCCTGTAAGAAGCTTGTGGAGCGACGAAAGCACTGAGTGGATACATCAGGTATGGGCAGAAGCTTTGGAAGCCTACAAAGGCGGAGAAACGGTCTGGCTGGGAGCTGAGATAGAACAGGAGGCAGTCAAGGCCCAGGAAGCCCACACGGAGGAGAATGAGCTGGTAGGCATGGTAGCAGAGTTTCTTGATAAGCCTGTACCGGCTAACTGGTATGACCTGGATATAGCAGTGAGGAAAGAGGTTATGCAGGGAACAGGCTTTGCGGTAGATGAGTCAGACAGTGTTTTAAGGGATAAGGTCTGCCTGGCTGAGATATGGGTGGAAATGCTGGGCGGTGATATGACTCGTTTTGATTTCCATTCCAAGAAGCGGATTGCAGATGCTATGAACAGGGTTCCCGGATGGGTAAAGGGCACTACAAGTCGTTTTGGTAGCAGCTATGGTACGCAAAAGAGCTGGAAAAGAACAAAGGGGATACTGGATAAACTCTTAAGCTGAGGGTATGGTTTATGGTACGGTTCACGCTTAAACCCTTATATATCAAGGCTTCAAGGGCTGTGGTAAACCATAAACCGCATTTTTTGGCCCAACATTTCTTATAGTGTATACATATTCCTTACGCGCGTATACGCGTTATATATATTCTTATTATTCTTATATTATATATAATATATAGTTTACATAGTTTATATAGGGTATAGGGCCTTATGTATCAAGGCTTTAAGCGTGAACCATATATGGTTTACATTGGTTTATAGAATTTACATAAGACAGAAAGGAAGTACAGAATTGCTGACAAAGATGTTGGAAAGGGAATTGGAAAGCTATTTTATTGATAGCCTGAAAGAGATAGGCTGTCTGGTATTCAAGTTCGTATCACCAGGTAATGCAGGAGTACCTGACAGAATAGTTATATCGAAAACGGGGGGTGTATATTTCGTGGAGCTGAAACGGCCGGGAGGAAAAGTCAGAAAGCTGCAGGAGTTTTGCATACGCAGACTGCGGGAGCATAATGTATGGGCAGGTGTCGTAGACAGCAGGGCCTCTGCGGATGCCTTCACGGATATGGTTCAGAGGTGGGACAATGGCAGGTGAGTTTGTGGCGAGACCTTATCAGGAATATGCCATAAGGCAGATTATTGAAAAACCTGCCCTGGCCCTTATGCTGGATATGGGACTGGGTAAGACGGTTACGGCCTTGACGGCTATGCAGCTTTTGAAATATGACTACTTCGATGTGTCTAAGGTGCTGGTTATAGCACCGCTGAGAGTAGCAGAATCTACATGGACAGCTGAGTGTGAGTGTTGGGAGCACCTTAAAGGGTTTCACGGTTCAAGGATTTTGGGCAGTGCAGGTGAGCGCCTAAAGGCACTGAAAAAGAAAGCGGACTTCTACATCATCAATCGGGAGAATGTTCCATGGCTGGTAGAGCTGTATGGCCGTAAATGGCCCTTTGACATGGTGGTGATCGACGAGAGTTCCAGTTTTAAGAATCCGTCCGCTAAGAGATTCAAGGCATTGCGGAAAGTACGGCCCTACATGAAAAGGATAGTAGAGCTGACGGGTACACCGGCACCGAATGGCCTATTGGACCTGTGGAGCCAGATGTACCTGTTGGATAAAGGCGAGAGACTGGGAACAAGCCTTACAGCATATAAGCGTAAGTATTTCACACCTGGAGCCTCTAACGGCTATGTGGTGTATGAGTGGAAGCTGGCAAAGGATTCAGCAAAGGATATATACGCCAAGATTTCAGACATATGCGTGAGCATGAAGTCAGAAGATTATCTGACTCTGCCGCCTGTGATTTACAATCAGGTTCCGGTTCTGCTTACACCGGCACAGATGAATACTTACAAGGAAATGGAAAAGCAGTATGTGGTGGAGCTTGCAGGAGAGGAGCTTGTGGCTGCATCAGCAGCAGCCGTAAGCAACAAGCTGGTACAGCTTGCGAATGGTTCTGCCTATACTGAGAATGGAGAGGTGGTGCGATTCCATAAGGCCAAAGTGGAAGCGTTGGCTGACATAGCCGAAAGCAATGCAGGGTGCAATGTGCTGGTGTTCTACTGGTACAAGCACGATTTGGTGGCCTTGCGGGAAAAGTTCCCGCAGGCAGTCGTTCTGAAAAATGCGGAGGATATAGACAGGTGGAACAAGGGCGAAATACAGATGCTTTTGGCGCATCCGGCATCAGCAGGCCACGGATTGAATTTACAGAGAGGGGGCCATATGGTTGTGTGGTTCAGCCTCACATGGTCGCTGGAGTTTTACCAGCAGGCTAACAAAAGACTTCACAGGTCGGGACAGACGGAGACTGTAATCATACATCACTTGATTACAGCAGGGACTATAGACGAGGACATCATGAAAGCATTGGAGGGCAAGGCTGCTGGCCAGAACTCCATGCTGGAAGCAGTAAAGGCAAGAATCAGGAGGTATGCGGATAATGAAGCACATAAGGGCTAATGACTATATCAACACAATGAGAAATTATTTGAAGAGCTATAATTACTATATGCAGTATCTGAGTAATGTCAGGGAGAGCGTTAAGGACATTGACAGACAGCTGGCTACGGAGTCTATAAAAGTGTCACGGTATGGCAATGAAGCAGGTGGCGGAAGCAGTGATGGTTTGACACTTGTGGAAAAATCGGCTTCGTTGCGCATCAAGCTTGAACGGGAGAAGCAGGACCTGCTTAGCAGCTCTTTGGCTATAGAGTCCCTGATGACAAGGATAACGAATACAATGCAGAGACTGTCACCAGAGGAGCAGAGAATTGTACGGGAGTTTTACCTTGAGGAGCAGACATATGAGAGCATGGCCCGTACACATATCTGCAGCCCGCGCTGGTGCCGTAAGCGTTTGAGACTGGCAGAGGAAAAAATGGCATTTATGATGTTTGGCCCCAGAGCCACTGACAGTATAAGGTTCATTGAGACTGGTGCTTGATATAGTTCCAAATTAGTTCCAAATTAGTTCCAAAACTGTTCCAAAACTGGACCTTTATTTTCGGGAAAATCCGTGTTATGATATATCATGTCAAAAGTAAACAACAGGTACGGAAATTCCCCCGAAAATAACTGTACAGACAAACCGCTGTTTGGTATAATATAAGTATAGAAAAAAACTAAGGGGGATGACGATATATGTTGTATGTTAGCAGATATGCGAACAAAGAGTTGACAACCGGTAAGTACACACCGGTACGGATATCCATCGGTACACCTAGATGGGCATTAGGTTATGAGCTTGCGGGAGCTATCAAAGAGCTTATGCCTTTTGGCTCCAAGGATATAGCAGACCAGGATGAGAGCCGTCGAGTCTACCATGCAAGGCTTGACAAGATAGGCTTCGAGACCATAGCTAAAAAGCTGAAAGCCTTTGAAAATATGGGAAAGCCTGTAGTTCTACTATGCTATGAGGATATTCGTAAAGGGCCGGATAACTGGTGCCACCGTACCTTCTTCGCAGAATGGTGGCTGAAACAGACCGGCGAAAAGATAGAGGAGCTGCCAGATCCGTCTGGCGCAAGGCAGATGAAGAAGGAAACTTTGCAGCTGTCATTGTTCTGATTTTTTCTACCCCAATTTCAAAATTTGACCACGGGAGCCTTCGTGGTCATCATGCGGATTTAGTTTAAGTAAAATAACTTGCGACCTGCAAGAAGATTCGGGTGCAAATCCTGAGGTCCGCTCCATAAGCTTTGAGAGTCCATGTCGATAAGATATGGGCTTTTTTGTTGCAATTTTGTAGAGAAAATGGGCCTTTCTAAGCGTTTCTAAGCAATTTTATTTTGCCTTTGCATATAACTATACCCGCAATTTTTGGAGCGGGGGCGAACAGCCCGCAAACCCTTATAAATCAATGTTTTAGGTGTGTTCGCTACAAGTGGACAAAAGTTTTAATGCGCTCTAAGGGGCTCTCAGGCGAAATTAAGTTACGCGGTGTTATATTTGACAGTTTGTTCTGAAAATGAATGGGGCCAGATGGATAAAGGCTTTTCAAGCTCTGTCGCAAGCACGCTAGTTACATCAAAAAATATGGGAGGTGGTTTAGATGTTTCATGGTTCACTGCCGGGAACGGTTCAGCAGATATTGGGCAGTATAGTCAAAGAGTGGGACGTCAAGGATATTTACGTAGGTTGTTCCGGCAATTACACAATAGAGCGAATGCTGAAAGGCTGTACAGATGCCAGGCTGCATAGCAATGATGTGACGGTCTATAGCTGTCTGCTGGGCAGGTACTTCACAGGCCAGCCTTTGGATGTAAAAATCAGGGCAGACTATGAAGGGCCTATGAGGTTCGTAGAGAAGTATATGACTGACGATGCAGGAACCATTGCGGTTATGCTGTTGTTATCAAAAATGGCTCTGTATCTCACAAGCAAGCCTAACCCCTATTACGACAAGATGATAAGGGCCTATATACAGCAGTTTGCCACATTGCACGAAGCCACCAAAGCCAAGCTGGAGAAGATAGAGCCGTTCATAGCATCGTTGTATGAGGGTGATGTGTGCAGGCTGGTAGACGAGATTCCAGAGGATGCAGCCTTTGTATGCTACCCGCCGTTCTTTTCCGGAGATTATGAGAAGATGTTTAAGGCCATAGAGATGGTATTTGACTGGACTCCTCCTGAGTATGAGCTTATCGACAAGGAAAAGATTCACGTCATGTTTGAGAAGATGGCTGCTAGGAAGTATTTTATGTTTGGCACAAATGACTACCTGCCTGAGTTCAAGCAGTACCTGGCAGGGGTATCTCAGACGACGAACCGAGGAGTTTCACTCTACATCTACTCTAATACGGAGAAGCCGAGAATCATAATGCCGAGTCAGTTAGTACAGAGTCCGCCATTTTACCGCTTAGGACCTAATGAGGATGTAGGGGATAAGTTGGAAATAGTAAGGCTTAAGTCAGAGTACTTTCACGCTTTGAGGTCTCAGTACATGAATGTACATATCAGCCCGGGCAGTGAGTCCGCTGCTTTCGGTGTACTCGTTGACCGTAAGCTGGTAGGGGTATTTGCCTTTTCTGCGGCGCCTACATTGTCCAATTGGGACAAGCATATAGAGACACCTACTATTTACCTGCTGAGTGATTTCCCGGTGGCTCCATCGAAGTATAAGAGGCTTTCAAAGCTGGTACTTTATGCAGCATTAAGCAAGGAGAGCAAGGCATGGGCCGAGAGCTTGACCAATAAGCGTATATATTCGCTGGTTACAACGGCCTTTGCTAAGAACCCTGTATCAATGAAGTACAGAGGGTTGTTCCGTCTGCTGAATAAAACCCGTTTAGAGGGCACAGGGGACGAAGAAACAGATATGTCTAAAATATATTACAACAATGGCTATAAGCTGAACTATGGGGCTCCTATGGGCGAATGGGACCTACAGCAGGGGTTGGCCATGTGGAAGAAGAAGCATAGTACGACAGAAGGGAGAGTTGAGTCTTGAATATATTTACACTGGAGATTGATCCGAGGGAAATAAAGCTCCTGGAGATGAATGCCCGCTATATGAAGCACGAGGAGTTCAGACGTCTTGTGGACAATGTACGCAAAGACGGGCAGTTGAGTTCTACGCCATTCCTCTGTAAAGACGATGACGGCAGGTGGCTTTGCCTTTCTGGTAATCACAGAACGCAGGCAGCTGTGGAAGTAGGGCTTAATAAAATCATCTGTCTCGCTACTGATGACCATTTGACTAAGGACCAGAAGATTGCTATACAGCTTTCCCATAACTCCATAGCAGGACAGGATGATCCGGCTACCTTGAAGCTGCTTTATGAGGAGATTTTGGATGTTGAGTCTAAGAAGTATTCTGGTCTTGACGACAAGACTTTGGACCTGCTGGACAAATTTGCCAGCATAAGCATTTCGGAAAGCAATCTGAAATTCCAAACCTTGCAGATGGTGTTCTTGCCAGACGAGCTGAAAGAGGCTGAGGCAGTAATGGAGAGAGTCAAGGAGGAAGCGAAGCACGCAGACACCGTATGGCTGGCCAAGCACTCCAGTTATGACGATTGGCTTGATACACAGGAGGCTGTGCTTTCAAGCTACGGAGTTAAGAATGTGGCTACGGCTGTAGACCTTATTCTGAAGTTAGCACATAAGAATATACTACAGCTGCAGGAGGGCTATGAGTCACCGGAGAAGGACAAGGCTTGGGTTCCTATGGAGACTGTAATCGGTCGTAGAAAAATCCCCGCTGGTACTGCCAAGGTTATAACCAAGGCACTCAATAAAATGCAAGGACGAGGAGAAATAAAGAGCAACGAGCTGTGGGCAGGCTTGGAGCAATTGGCGGCGGCATACCTGAGTGGTGATTAGTCTTGGCGAGAAATTTTCTTTATAATCCTAAATATCATATCGACTGGGCATGGTCATTAGCTATAAAGGGTGCCACAGACCAAGAGGTGGCCGATGCTTTTGGCGTAGCCCGTATGACCATAGCACGCTGGAAGAAGAAATACCCGGACTTCGCTGAGGCTCTTGCCAATGGTAAGAAAGCCGCCGATGCAAGAGTAGAGAAGTCTTTATTTAAGCGATGCATGGGCTATGATGTGGAAGAGGAAGAAAAGCTGATAGAGGTACACAAAGACGGTTCGTCCAAAATAGGTACAGTGCGTACTAAGCGGAGGCATATCCCGCCAGACACTATGGCTATGATGTACTGGCTTAATAACCGCAGCCGTGATACAGGTGAATGGGCACAGGTGCAGAATATCAAGAAGCAGGAGAAGGTAGAGCCTGTTAATTTTACATTCGATAGGGGCGCTAAGCATGAACCTTAATATAGCGGACCTCATAGCACCGGTTTATGACGAATTATTCAGAGAGGTTGTGAACCCGGAGCACCCATATACGCATTTTTGGTTATCAGGTGGTCGAGGCTCTGCTAAGTCTTCTTGTATCAGCATATTGGGGCCACTCATAATGCTAATGCCTGAGAATAGAAGCTGCCATATGGTTATCCTACGAAAGGTTGGAAACACTCTCCGCAACTCAGTATATAATCAGATCCTATGGGGTTTGGAGGAGCTGGGAGTTATACAATACTTCAAGATAACTAAAAACCCATTGGAATTGACCTATTTACCGACAGGTCAGAGAATTTTGTTTTTTGGCACTGATGACAAGACGAAGATTAAATCCATAAAGCTGCCTTTTGGCTATGTGGGTATCGTGTGGTTTGAGGAGCTGGACCAATTCGCTGGCATGGAGGAAATACGAAATCTTAATCAGTCACTGCTTAGAGGCGGGGACCGATACTGGTGCTTCTATTCATACAATCCGCCGAAGAGCAGAGACAGCTGGGTAAATCAGGAGATATTAATAGACGAGCCGGATAGGTATGTACTGCATACGAATTACACTCAGGTGCCTAGGGAGTGGTTGGGTAATCAGTTTCTCCAGGAAGCAGAAAAGCTAAAGGCTAAGAATGAGACACTTTACCTGCATGAGTATATGGGTGAGATAACAGGCACAGGTGGTGCGGTGTTTACCAATGTCGAGGATATGCGAATGTCTGATAGTATGGTTGCTATGTTCGACCATATATATGATGGCCTTGATTTTGGTTTTACTATAGACCCCTTGGCTTATGTAAAGTCCCACTATGACGCTAAACATGAGATAATTTATGTCTTTGATGAGATATATGCTACAGGTTTACGAAACGCACAGGCAGCAGAACGCGTTAAGCCCAAGCTGGCCGGAAGACGCTTGCCTTGCGATGTAGCGGAGCCAAAATCCATAGCGGATTTTCGCAGTTATGGGTTGAGAGCATACGGAGCCAAGAAAGGGCCTGATAGTGTGGAGTACGGCATAAAATGGTTGCAGGATAGACGAAAGATATACATTGATAAAAGGCGCGCACCGAATACCTACAAAGAGTTTGTGTCGTATGAATACCAGCGCAATAAGGACGGGTTGTTTGTGAGTGCGTACCCGGATAAGAACAATCATGCTATAGATGCCATGCGGTATGCTTATGTTGAGGTGGCAAAACGAAACAGCAGAGCAGGCATTACGAAGGAGGCATTGGGCCTGTGAGGATAGAGATTATAAAAAAAGAGCTGACAGTTACGGATATTTCCGAGATAGTTTTCAGCCACTTAAAAGATGTAGAGCACAAGCAGAAGCTTATGCGGTACTATTTGGGTGCTCATGATATTAGGAATAAGCGACAGCGTAATACTTCCGCACCAAATAACAAGCTGGTTGCCAATTACTGTGAGTATATCACCAATATGAGCACAGGTTTTTTCATGGGCCGGCCAATTTCTTATACATCTGCTTCCAATGATGACACTAGTTTGAAAGAGCTTATAGATGTATTTGATTATAACGACGAGGCGGCCCACAACTTGAGATTGGCAGAAGAGGCCAGTATCAAAGGTGAGGCCTATGAGCTGCTTTATACAGATAGTGACGCTTGTATCCGGTTTGCTAATATTCCCGCAGAGGAAATAGTATTGGTGTGCGAGGCTTCAGTGGAGAAGGATATACTGTATGCCATACGGCATTACCGGGTATATGACATAAACGGGGTAAGCTATAAGGAATTTGTAGAAGTGTATGACACAAGATGTGTAACCCGGTATTCCTACAATGGGGGACATCTGATTCTTATAGACGAGCCCATTCCGCATTACTTTGACGGAGTGCCAGTCGTGGAATACCCTAATAATGAGCAACGCAGAGGAGATTTCGAAGGAGTTATCAGTCTAGTGGATGCCTATAACAAGGCTCAGAGTCTTACGCTGGACGATATGGAAGATTTTACTAATGCCTATTTGGTCATAAAGGGCATGGGTGGAAATACAGCAGAGGATATGGCTGCTTTAAGAAAGAATAAGGTTTTACAGCTCGATGAAGGTGGCAACGCTGAATGGCTGATGAAGAACCTGAACGACAGCTATATTGAGAATATAAAAAGCCGTTTACAAAAAGACATACACAAGTTCTCTAATATTCCGGATATGTCTGATAACAACTTTACGGGCAATACTTCCGGACTGGCTATTCAGTACAAGCTTATAGGACTGGAGCAAGTCAGGAGCTGTAAAGAACGGGGCTTCAAACAGGGTTTGCAACGTCGGATAGAGCTTATTTCTGATATGGTTCAGACAAAGAGTGGGCCATCTATAGATTTTCGCGATGTGCAGATTACATTTACAGCTAATATCCCAGCGAATATACAGGAGCAGGCTACTCTTGTAAAAACGCTGTATGGGCTTGTAAGTCAGAAAACCTTATTGAGCCAGCTGAGCTTTGTTGCAGATCCGACAGCAGAATTAGAGGAGCTGCATCATGAGCAGCCATTCGCTACTGATTATGAAGACTTAGGTTCAATGGCTAAAGGAGCAGATCTGAATGAACACAGCACAGAAGGAAGCGTACCTGAAACAGAAAAATGAGGAGCTTGAAGCGCATTGGCAGCTAAAGGCCAGACGGGAACTGGAAAAAGAGTTAATGCTGTATTATCAGGAAGCGTTGCAAGAAATCCAAAAGGACATTGACGGCATATACGCTCGCTTTGCTGAAGAGGAAGGGGCAGATGTGGCAGCCATTCAAGCCCGTTTATCCAATTTGGACGCGACTCTTTGCAAAAAAAGCATAGAGGAATACTTAAGGACTGCTAGAGGGCACACCAATTCAGAAATGCTGCAGGAGTTGAATACTCTGCATATGCGTTATCAGTTATCCAGGCTGGATAAACTTTATGCGGATACCTGTATAGAATTGTCTAAGCTTGCTGAGAAGTTTGAAAAAGACCTCGGGGATTTCATGGGGAACGCCTACAAGGATTGCTACTATCACAATCTGTTTGAGATAGGTAGAACCCACGGCTTAGTAAGTACACCGGTATGCGTGGACACGGAGAAATTGTTAAAATTTCTTGACAATCCGTGGAGCGGAAAACATTACTCGGATAGGATATGGGCCAACCAGGACAAGCTGGCTAGAGTTATAAAGCAACAGGTTCTTACTGGTATGCATCGTGGTGTAAATGTCGAAGACCTGTCAAGGGTTGTCACTCAGCAGATGGGGGTAGGTATGAATGAAGCTCGCAGACTTGTACGGACGGAGCTTAATTATGCACACAATAAGGGAGCCTTGGACAGTATTACTGACGCAGGTATGAAATATTATCACTTCATTGCTACTCTTGACAAAAGGACCTCGCATCAATGCCGTGAGCATGATGGCAAGATTTATCCCGTGGAAGATGGCAGCCCTGGCACTAATATGCCACCTCTACACCCTCATTGTCGTTCTACTATAGCAGGAAGCCTAAAAAAAGATAGCGCTCCTAAAGGTCAACGGGTAGCTAGAAAGGACAACGGCAGGACCTACAGGGTGCCTGCTGAGCTGACATATTCAGATTGGCAAACCATCTATATCGATAAGCGTGTAACATACGACCAGTGGAAGCAGGCCAAAGAAAATTTTGCACATCATGACCTTAAAAATGGTATAATAAAAGTAGATAAAGTAAAATTGAAGGAGGAGCCCTATGCTGTAACCAAACGAGAGGCAAAAAAACAAGGAGGTTCAGATTGGAACTTTTACGATGCTAAGGGTAATCAGTATCTGCAGGTATCTGACAATGCTCATGGGCACAAGGAAGAATCCCAGTATGGCGAGCACGGGGAACATGCTCATTGGCTTGATTTATACAAGAAGCCTCCGGAACCTCACGGGAAGGCAGCCGAGGTGCCAAGTTTTGTACGAACGAAAATGGGGGATGTGCTATGATAAACAGTGAGTATATTAAGAGATTTCTTGAAGAAAATTCAAATGTTGTATGCTTCACATTTGATTATAAAGGGAAGCCTTGTGGTATAGACCCTTGGTCAGATGGCAAGCAGCATTACAATGTGTGGTATGGTGAAGAGGATTTTGTCGCAGATAGCTGGGAGGCGGTTCTGAAGGTAAAGCTATTTGATGGCAAGACAATACCGGAGATTATTGATAAAATCGAAAATCATGAAACAATTTAAGTTTGTTAGGCACTTATGAAGAAAATTCATGGGTGCTTTTTTAATGAAAATTTTTAGGAGGAAAAATTATGTTTATGTATGATTTTAAGTTTAACCTGCAGTTATTTGCTGAAGGAGGTGATATACAGAATGACCCTAGCCCTGCGGACAACCAAAAGGATGGCCCTGATAACCCAAAGGATAACCTGAAGGATAGTCCAGATGACGGTGGACAGGACGTCCAGGCTAAAATCAATGAAGCGGTAAAGATTGCACTTGCCAAGGCAAAAAAAGATTGGCAAAAGGAAGCTGAGAAAAAGGCTAAAGAGCAGAAAAGACTGGAGCAGCTCTCGGCAGATGAGAGGGCTAAAGAAGAACTGAAGCAGGCCCAAAAGGACTTAGCTGCCAAGGAAGAGGAATTAACCCGTAAGGAGTTAAAGCTCGAAATGAATAAAGTGCTGGCTGAGCGAGGTATTCCGCTTCAGTTCATGGATTACCTGATTGATAAGGACAGCGAGAGTACCTTAAAGCGTATTACCGACTTTGAAAAAGAATTCAAAAAAGCTGTTAAGACCGCTGTCGATGAAAAGCTCAAGGGTAAGGCGCCTATAACCGGTGGTGGGAATCCAGGTGGCAAGGCTGACGGCAAGAAGACTGTTAGTGCTTTTTTTGATGCAATTTATAAGAATCAGACAAGAAAAATTTAAGGAGGCATTTTGAATGGGTGACAATAAGTATTTAAAAGATGAATTAAAAGGATTTGTTCCTACCCCGATGGCTGCGGAAATTGTTAAGGATGTAGTAAAGGGTTCTTCCGTGATGAAACTGGCCAATGTGCAGCCTATGACTTCTGAAAGCAAGAAAATCCCTGTAATGGTCTCTGGTCCAGGGGCTTATTGGGTGGGTGAAACCGAGCGTATTAAGACTGATACTGCCAAATGGATTTTTCCGGAGCTTACTGCTAAGAAGATAGGTGTTATTGTTCCATGCTCCAGGGAAAAGATGGAGGACACTACTATAGATGTGTTCGGCGAGATTCGTCCATATATAGCTGAAGCATTTTACAAGGCTATTGATGCGGCCTGTCTTTTTGGCACTAACAGTCCTTTTGCTAAGAGTATTTTGAGTTCTGCTACTGAGGCAGGAGCTACTATAGTCGATGGAACTAACGGCAAGCTTGACTTAGATATTTCCGATGTTATGGCTCTTGTTGAGGCTGATGGCCATGATGTTAATGGCTTTGTTGCTGGTTACAATCTGAAAAACAGCTTGCGTAAGTTACGTGATAGCAATGGCAATCAGCTGTATGTTACCGGTGTCGATACCCAGACACTGTACAGCCAGCCTATCGAGTTCAGTCGCAATGGTGCATGGGATTCTACTAAGGCCCGTGCAATAGCTGCAGACTGGAAGTATGCGATTATTGGTATTCGTGATGAGATTACCTATGAAGTGCTCCGGGAGGCCACTCTGCATACGGTAACTCTTGAAGACGGCAGTCCGCTAAGCCTGGCAGAAAATGACATGGTAGCAATCAAGGCGACTATGCGTATTGGTTTCCTGCCTGTTAAGGATAAGGCTTTTGCTGTGCTGGTACCTAAGCCTGTGAGCGAGTCTGGTACCGATCATAGTATCTGATGTTAGGAGGTGTCTTAAATGTATCATGCATACAAAAAAGGAAGTCACACCATAGAGGCTACTGAATGGGCCTATGAGTCCATTTATAGAGCACAGGGTTATATGCCTCTCTGCCCCGTAACAGAGGTTGAGGAAAATCCTCCGTCTACTATCTCCGAGGCAGGTGATATGGATGAATCAGCAAGAGGCGGTACAGGCAGTTCTGGAGAAACTAAAACTGCTAAGAGGAGCAGAAAATCTGAATGAGGCTCAGGCAACTTTCGCTACTGAGAAACTGGTTATGGATATACTAGATTATTGTCACAGGGAGGACTTTCCTGTGGCTTTAGTCTATACGGCTGTAGACCTCGTGGGTAAACGATTGGATTCCATAACAAGTCAGGAGTCAAACGACGAAATGGGTGCGATGACCACTGCCGGGCCACTGTCAAGCATAAAGATGGGCGACACTCAATTTGAATTTGCCGTTAACAACGCCGAGGCTTATGGCCTACTATCTGATTATGATTTCAGCAGTATAAAGACTAAGCTGAATTTATACCGCAAGGTGGTGTCTTTCCCATGATATTAAAAAGTTTGTTAAGACATATAATGTATCGGGATAAGGCAACGGTTTACCGTGCTACAGAAACCGAAGAGGGGTTTGTAAACGACTATGAAGATGTGGTCGTTTATGAAAATATTCCTTGTAAACTAAGCCAAGGTGGCAATGGCCTAATAATCAATCAATCGGATATGGTACCCCGGGTTACAGAAAACCTGAAAATGTCATGTGACCCGGAGTATGATATTCAACCCAACGACTATATTGTTATACAGCATGAAGGGCAGGTATTCAAGCTCAATGCTAGTAAATCTTTTCGGTATCCTACACACAGGGAGATAGGGCTGAGGCGATTAACTAATCAGAGAGCTGTAGGAGTTTAAGCATATGGCGGATTTTGTTATAAGCGGGCTTGGTGCCTTGGATGAGAAGCTGGCACGGCTGGAAAATTCAGGAAAGGTTTTGGATATGGCATCTGCTCAAATGGGGGAAACCTTGGTGGGCAGAGTTAAGAACTTGACTCCGGTTGATACAGGAAACCTTCGGCAGAGCTGGAAACGTACCAGACCAAAGAATGGCAGGGTAGAGGTATATAACAATACTGAGTATGCTGCTCATGTAGAATGGGGCCATAGGCAGAGGGTAGGCAGGTATGTGCCAGCTATCGGCAAAACTCTGAAAAAGCCTTTTGTTGAGGGTAGCCATATGCTAAGGGATGCCGTTGTCGAAACCAAGGGAACCTTCAAAGAGGATATGACTGAGATTCTGGAGGGATTGCTGGAATGATGATTTCATTGGTAAACATACGGGACAGCATGGCCTCCCTGCTAAAATCAGGCTTTGCTGATTGGAAAGTTCATTTTGACAATGTGGAGCGTCCCCATGCTCCTTATTTTTATGTAGAGTTGTCTCCTATAGCCAAGAGCCTTGACGATGTTTATTCTGAAAGACGGATAGCTGTTAATATAGCAGCTATTCTGCCTCAGAATAGGGCTGGCCGTGTCAGCCGTAAGGATTTATTCGATGTGGCTGATAAGCTGGACGGTCTTATTCGTCCTGTGTTTAATGTAGGAGATAGAGCTATAACGATTGCGGAGGCCAATTCTGTAATTGTGGATGATATTTTGCATTATTATTTCGAGCTTAATTTTGTGGATGCCGTCGAAAAAGATGACGGCGAGCTTGCAATGGAGCTTGAACTGAATTTAACGATGAAAGGAATGAGTGTGAATGGCAAATGAAGCAGAATTGTTCGGCTTGCCTGCGTGCATTATAAATTTCAAAACTCAGGGTACTACAGCTATAAAGCGCAGCGCCAGGGGTATTGTGGCTATGATTTTGCATGACGGCGAAAAGAATGAGATTCAGCAGTACAAAATCTCCGATGTGACGGATATTCCCGACAAGGGATTGTCTGAAAAGTCTATTGAGCTGGTAAAAATGTGCCTGAAGGGTACTCCGCTGAGAGTGCTGCTGTATGTTATCCCTAACAAGGATACCGCTGTTACTGAGGAAAAGAGCTTGGTAGGCCAGAGCGATGTTCTGGACCTTATCCAGACAGTGAAGTGGAATTATATTTGTGCTCCTACCAGTGAGGGGACAGAGCAGTCTGATTTGGCTGATTGGATTAAGGCACAGCGCAATAACAAGCGCAAGACCTTTAAGGCAGTATGTGCTAAGCAGGAGGCTGATCACGAGGGTGTTATTAACTTCTGCACTGACAATATCGTTGCTGTGAACGGAACTGATGAGAACGGCGACCCGACTTATACCACATATAATGCAGTTCAGTATTCCGCCCGCATTGCTGGTATTCTGGCAGGCCTTGCCCTTGACCGCAGTGCAACCTATTTCAGTCTGACAGAGGTTCAGAGTGTTGAGAGCTACCCCGATATTGAGGAGCGTATTGACAAAGGCCAGTTCCTGCTCTTTGATGAAATGGATGGCAACGGCGTAAAGGTTGCCCGTGCCTGCAACAGCCTAAAAACCTTTACTACTGATAAGGGCGAGGATTTCCGCTTTATCAAGATTATTGAGGCTGTTGATATGATTACCGATGATATTCGGGACACCTGGAAGAAGTTTTATGTGGGCAAGGTTATCAATGACTACAATCACAAAATGCTGTTTATTGCAGCCATCATGGTTTACTTTGATGAAATCAAGGGCAATGTGCTGGATAGGGACGGCGGTAATGTGGTTGATATTGATGAAAATGCCCAGAAGAATTATGCAATTCTAAAGGGTGAGGATATTGACAAAATGTCTGCTATGGATATTCGCAAGTTCAATACCGGCACAAAGGTAATGCTTTCCGGTAAAGTGAAGCCTGTAAATGCCATGGAAGATCTGACCATTAATTTTGTGATGTAAGGAGGTGCTGAGATATGGCAAGAGATCCACAGGATGTAACCTACCGAGGCCGTAGGCGCTGGAATGGCAATCACGGCAAAGTATGGTGGGATGGTGAGCTGCTGTTTGAAATCAGCAAGTTTGAAGCTAAGGTTACAGCTAACCGCGAGGATGTTATTATCGGCAACAGTGTTGACAGCAAGATTGTTGGCCTGAAAGGTGAAGGCACAATTACCATCAAGACTGTTGTGAACCGCAATATCAATGCCTATCTGGAAGAGTGGAAGGCTGGCAGGGATCCACGGGCTACTATTGTTGGCCTTCTGGGGGACCCTGATGCAGTAGATGGACAGGTTGAGCGTTGTTCCATGGATAACTGCTGGTTCAACGAGCTTACTCTGATGTCTTTCGAGAAGGGCAATGTGGTAACTAAGGAGTTCCCATTTGGCTTTACTCCAGAAGATGCACAGTTTATTGAAGTTGTTGCTTGATGATGAGGGGCTGAACCAATCAGCCCTTTACTTTTTAGGAGGATAAAATGGCTATTAGTATTTCTGATTTGATTGCAAAGAAAGAGCAGGTAGAAGCCAGCAAAAAGGCTTTGTATGATATTGAGACCAGCATAGGTGTAATCACCACCAGGAAACCAACTCAGTCTATCGTTGCTGAGGCATTGGATTTGGAAGATGGCGGAGATGAATACCTGATTCTGAATATGACTGTAGAGCCGGATCTGAAGGATACCCAGCTACAGAAGGCTTATGGCTGCATAGAGCCTACTGACATTATCAGTAAGCTTTTCGATCCGGGCGAAATACGCGCTATCGGTCAGGCTATTCTGAAAACAGCAGGCTTTAAGCAGGACGGATTGAAGGTTAAGCTTCATGAAACTGTAAAAAACTAATCAAAGAGGATTGGGAGGCAGCTACGGCTGCCTACCTGGTTCTCCACGGACACAGTTTTGAGTACTTTTACAGCTTGAGGGAATCAGAAAAAATTTTCGTCCATGCTGCTATGGAGCTGGAAAAGGATAATAAAGCCGAAATAATCAAGGCAATGCTGGCAGGAAGGAGGCTGTAGAATGGCCGAGGAATTTGTATTAAGTGCGGTTCTTGAATTAAAGGACAGACTGACAGGCGGAGTAAAGAATGCCCGCAAGTCTATGAATGATTTGAACAGCTCTGCTGTTGGTACAGCCAGGAGCCTGAATGCTGCCGGTAAAGCAGGTATGGCATCTATGGCAGAACTTGCCAGCTCGGCAGATAAAGCCAAAGGCAAGGTTAAAGCAGTTAGCGATGCGCTGACAGGTATGGCCAGAGAACGCTCTATAGGTATTAATCTAAGAGATAATGCATCTGGCAGACTGGCGGGGCTGCAAACTAGGCTTACGGGACTTACAGGCAAGGCTCACGATGTATTGGTTAATGTGCGTACAGCTGGAGGCAATGCCCTGGGCAGTCTAAAAAGTGGTTTAGGTTCAATGATGAGCGGTGCCGTTCCTCAGGCTATGGGCATGATGGGCCTAGGCATGGGAATTGCTGACACCATTAATACCTACAAGAATTTTCAGGCACAGATGAGTACAGTGCAGGCAATCTCCGGCGCTACTGGTGACAGCTTGAAAAGACTTACGGACAAGGCCAAGGAAATGGGTGCTACTACCCAATTTTCTGCTACTCAGGCAGGTCAGGCTATGGAGTATATGGCTATGGCAGGCTGGAGTGACCAGCAGATGATGGCTGGTATCAGTGGCATTATGAATCTTGCTGGTGCTTCTGGTGAGAGTCTAGCCCGCGTATCCGATATTGTTACGGATGCTTTGTCTGCTTTTGGTCTGAAAGCTGAACAGTCGGGGCATTTTGCTGATGTTTTGGCAGCTGCTACCTCTAAATCAAATACCAATGTATCTATGATGGGCGAAACTTTTAAATATGTTGCTCCTATTGCTGGCGCTATGAAATTCAGCATAGAAGATACTTCTCTTGCTATTGGTTTGATGGCTAATGCAGGTATTAAAGGCAGTGAAGCAGGTACAGCTTTGCGTTCTACTCTGACACGATTAGTAAAACCGCCATCCGATGCTGCCAAGGCTCTTGATGCTCTGGGAATCAAGGCAGCAAATGCCGATGGCTCTATCAAGCCCTTAAGGCAGACTTTATTAGATTTGCGCTCAAAATTCAAGGGTATGACAGCGGAGCAGAAAGCTCAGGCAGCTGCTTCCATTGCTGGACAGGAAGCCATGAGTGGTTTTCTGGCTATGATGAATGAGTCAGATGAAAACTTTGCCAAGCTGGCCAAGGCTGTTGATTCAGCTGATGGCATAGCCAAAAAGATGAACGATGTAAGGAATGATAATCTTGCAGGTGATATAACCGCTTTAGGTAGTGCCTGGGAAAGCTTACAGCACACAATCATGGAAGGTGGTGCTGGTACTGGTGGTGGGCCTGCCAAGGGGCTTAGAGGCTTTGTTACAGCTATCAAGGAAGATGTAGACCTGCTGAAAAATAGCCTTGAGCATGGGTTGGATTTTTCCAGCGTTGGCAAGTTAGGGCTAAACATTGTCAGTCAGCTGTATGAGAAGTTCAAGGCTCTTGACGGTGTTGGTTCTATTCTTGCTGGCGGTGCCTTGGCTGCTGGACTGTACAAAATTGTTAGTCTCAGCAAAAAGGCTGTAGATGCTATTGGCAGTGTAGCAGGCAAAGGAGCTGGTGGTGCTATTGGCAATACTGCTGGCGGTGGACTTGGCGGTGTAGGCCAAATGACTGTTAATGCTGCTACTGTGGTAGTAAATGGTAAAGGTAGTATAGGCGGAGTTTCTGAGATGCCAGGAGGAATTGGCGGTTCCGGGACAGGTACTGGAGGAAAAGCAGGCAAACTTGGTAAGCTTGGCAAGTTAGGTCGTTTTGGTAAAATGGCAGCTGGTGGTGCTGGTGCTGTACTTCAGGCAGCTGCCATCGGCTTGGATTATTACGATATGACCAAGACAAATGAAGAAGCTTCCTGGGGCGCTGGATTCCAGCTCAGTGAAGCCAAAAAGAAAGCGGTTGAAACCAATAATGCCCTGAATGAAGCAAAGTCCCGTGGTGCATCCGCCGAAGAAATTTCCTTGCTTCAAAATAAACATAGGGACGCTATGGCAGAAATGAGCCAGGCACAGCAATATTCAGATGAAACTGAGAAGTACAACAGCAATAGAAGAAACGGCGTTATAGGTTCTGCTGTTGGTGGTTTGGCTGGTGCCGCCCTTGGTACGGTCATAGGCGGTCCTGTGGGTACTATGATAGGTTCGATGGCTGGTTCTATGGCAGGAGAGTATGTAGGGCAGAACTTTACAGCGTGGTCTCAGGAGCTTTCTACATGGAATGAATCTGTTAATCAGAGTTTTGCCGCTTTTAGGGAAAGTGCTAAGACTTCCACTCAGGAGGTCGGGGAAAACTTCAAAGGGATGTTTGAAGTTTTTGGTGCTGGTGTGGAAAATAATATGCAATGGGCCTCTGATTCTGTCAGCAACAATTTTGCCTATATGCAGGAGTTAGCAGGTCAAGCAGGTACAGCTATTAGCCAGACAATGGAGCAGGCCGGGGAATGGGTAAAATCTGAATACCAGTCAGTGGCCGACAGTGTGTCAAATAATTGGGAATGGATAAAGAGTACAGCAAGTAATTTAGCTAATTCCTTGGCAACAATGTTTGATGGTGCGATAGCCTCCATCAAGTCAAAGTTCTCGGAGCTTGCCAATAGTGCCAGTGAAAAGCTATCCAGTATAAAGAATGCTGCCAGCAATGTAGTCAGCAATACTGGTAGCTGGGCATATAACAATACTATTGGTCGATTAGGCTTTGCTACCGGCACCAGCTATTTCAGGGGTGTTCCTGCTTTTGCTACTGGTACAACCAGTTTTCACAAAAGTGCCTTAGCTCAGATAAATGAGCACGGGGGCGAGCTGGTACAACTGCCAGAAGGCAGTAGAGTGTACCCAACCGCAGAAACCCAGCAGATTATCAATCGCAGTTTGCAGAACGGCGACCTGCTGGGAGGCATACCTTCACAGATTTTCGTCAACAGTGGTTCAGACTCTAACAGCAATGCAGGCAGTCAGAGCGCACCGACCATTACGATTACCGGTAACAGCTTCACTATCAGAGAGGAAGCAGATATAGCTAAGATAGCCCATGCGCTGGCAGAGGAGTTCCTGCTGGCACAGGGTAATTATGCGGGGGTATGAGTATGAGCTTTATGACAGGAATAGGCAGGGCACTGAATGTTCTGTCTTATATCAATGGTGGTTCTGGCAGCAGTCATAGGACTTTCACTCTTTCCTGTGACGGGGAGAAGTTCACCCTGCCTGTTACTCCTTGGGAGTACAGCATTTCGTCTGGTCAGATGAACAAAGTTGTCAGCATAACTCAGGTAGGTGAAGCCTTGATTTTCGGCAATCCAAAGCTGAGAACACTGAAATTCAGCTGCTTTTTTCCAAGTCTGCACCATGAATACCCTTTTGTGGTGGGTGATGAAAAAGAGCCGGCTGGCTGCATTTCGCTCTTGACCAAGTGGAAAGAAAGTAAGAAGCCTGTCAGAGTGGTTATCTCTGATTCGCCTGTTAATATGGCGATGGCTATAATGAGGCTTGATTACCATGAAAAGGAGGGTACCAGGGATATTTACTACAGCTTGGAGCTGACTGAATACAAAGACTTGACTATTAAGGATTCAAATGAAAACAAGAAAGTGGAGGAAACCACTGGGTTGAAGGAGCGTCCTACTGATAAGCCGCAGGCTACTGAAGCCAAAATTAAGAATGGCAGTGACATACTGGACACGGCTAAAAAGGCCTATGGTCAGTACAACAAGTGGCGCAAGATTGCTCAGAGCAACAATATGAAGGATTTGCTTATAAATAACAGCGGCAGGATTGCCAAAAAACTGAAAATACCTAAGCTGTAGGAGGTGTAGCAGAGGATGATTATAAAGCACAAGAAAAATGACCTGTCACCCTTGATAGGCAAAATAAGTTGGAGCGGTTCACGCCTGCAGGTGGCGCGGAAATTGCAGTTTGATTACAAACAGGATGCCCGTGACCCGAACCTGCCAAACTATCCTATCAACAACGGCGAGACGGTCTACGGCTACACCGAGGATGGCAAGCTGGTATTTCAAGGAAACGTGTACAAGGTGGAGAAAGATACTCAGGCATCTACTGTATCAATCCTTGCCTACGACCATTTATGGGTAATGACACGTTCCAAGACCACAAAAAAGTATAAAAATGCCAATCCTGCGGATATCGTAAAGGGACTTTGTGGAGAGCTGGGAGTGAAGCCTGGCAATATTGTAAATCCTGGTGTAAATGTCAGTTTTATTGCCTCCGCCAAGACAGGCTACCAGATTATCATGGCTGCCTATACTGAGGCCAGCAAGCAGACAGGCAAGAAGTATCACCCTATCATGAATGGCGATGTCTTAGATATTGTGGAGCGTGGTACCATGATTGCTGATTTTGAGGCTGATGACAGGATAAACCTGACCAACAGCCGATACAGCGAAAGCATTGAGCAGGTAATCAACCAGGTGCTGGTGACTGATGAGCAGGGCAATTCCGTCAGTATCGAGAAGGATGCTGACAGCATCAAGAAATACTCCATGTTTCAGGAAGTCTACAAAAATTCCAAGAATGAGGATAATGCGGCAAACATCAGGAAGCTGCTGGAGAAGTCCAAGCCGGACAGGTCGGGAAGCCTTGAGGCACTGGGGGATTACAGGGCTGTCGCTCCCTACTCCATCAAGGTCAGGGATAACCTTTTTACGGGGAAATTCTGGGTGAAGTCCGATACACATACCTGGCAGGACGGCGTGCATACCATGCGCCTGGAGATGGAGTTTGAGGAGCTTATGAACGAGGAAAAAGCTGATAAGGAAAAAGAGGAAAAGCCTAAGAAGTAAGGGGTGAATTTTATGGCAGGCAAGCAGATACCTACCCTGGGGCAGTCAATGGAAAAGATGGTTAATGCCATGCACGGCATCGCTCAGAATGAACGGCTGGCACGGCCAAAAATCGGCAGGGTGCTGACACCACCGCCTGCGCTCACTGTGCAGGTGGATGACATCGTGATAGAACGGGGCGAGATGTACATCTTTTCCTATTCCCTGCCGGGGTATACGCGGCACATGGTAGGCGAGACGTCGTTCCGCGGCGGCGGTGCCGGATATGCGGAGTATCAGAGTCATAACCACCCTATTGACAATGATGAAACGTGGACTGATACCCTGGTTCCCGGTGACCTGGTGGGAGTTATCCCTCTGGAAGGCGTTACGGATGCTGCTGGTGACCAGTCCCAGATGTTCCTGATAACGGGGAGGCTGACGAGATTATGAGCGTAGATTTCCCTTTCAGCGGTGCCACGGATGAGGCGATAGCTGCAAGCAGTACGGAGAATAACCTGCCCCTGTTCACTGAGTATGCCTGGAATTTTGAGCTGGATAAGTTCATCTATGATGGCAGGGGCAGGCATGTCGTAGTGACCGGCAAGGAAGCCGTCAAGGTGTGGGTGTATAAGGCACTGAAGACAGAGCGTTATGAGCATCTTGCCTATAGCTGGCAATATGGCATCGAGGTCAAGAAATTTATAGGCAGGGTCATGCAGACAGGTGACAGGATTGCAGAGCTGAAGCGCGTCATCATCGACTGCCTGATGATAAATCCATACATCAGGAGCATAGACAATGTAGAGATAAGCATAGACGGGCCAAGGCTTGTCTGTACAATTTCCATGACAACGGTCTACGGGGAGGTGGTCGTAAGTGTATGAGGCACGGGAACAGATGGACATACTGAAGGAGCTGCAGGGATACAGCCAGGTTGAGGCCAGCAAGATAGAGGGCACATTTGAATACGATGTGCTGGCATCCAACAGCATAGAATTTGCCAAGAGCGAGGTGGAGCTGGAACAGCTCTATAAGGTCTCTTTTGCCGATACTTCGTGGGGCGAATACCTGACCATGATTACAGAGCAGTATGGCGTGCTGAGAAAGGCTGCTACCAATGCGATTGTGGTGCTGACCATCAAGGGAACCAAGGGGAAGACGATACCTGCCGGTTTCCTTTTTTGCACGATGGATGGTTTAAGGTTTGCTACCGATGAGGATGCGGTTATTGGCAGTGATGGTTTTGTGGATGTCAAGGCTACAGCTGTGGAAGCCGGCAGCGGAGGAAATGCCGCCGCAGAAACCATAAGCAGCATACCTATTTCCATACCGGGCGTTGAGAGCGTGACAAATGCCGAGGCAGCTTATGACGGTTTCGACGAGGAATCGGACGATGACCTCCGGGATAGATACCTGTTTAAAGTGCGCACCCCAGCCACCAGCGGCAATCCATATGATTATATGAAGTGGGCGCTGGAAGTCGAAGGTGTCGGACAGGTGAAGGTGATATCACTATGGGCTGGCCCTGGCACTGTAAAGGTTATCATCATCAATGCTGACAACAAGACAGCCAGCAGCGAGCTGGTGCAGGCAGCCTATGAGCATATAGAAAGCAGGCGGCCTATCGGTGCAACGGTCACGGTGACCAGCCCTGAGCCGTTTCCTGTTGACATATCTGCCACTATTGACGGCAGTGTGGATGCGGAGGTTGTCAGGGCGGATGTAAACGCCTTTTTTCGTGCCAACGGCTTCGACTTGAAAAAAGTCACGCTGGCAAGGATTGGCAAAATACTGATGGATACAGGGCTGGTAAACGACTATGAAGGCCTTGCGCTAAATGGCAAAAGTGCCAGCGTGCATATAAGCGATGAACAGCTTCCTGTCTGCGGGGTGGTGAGCCTGAATGTTATTTCTTAGGAATACGCCTGTTGATGTGCTCCGGTATCTGCCGGACTTTCTGGCAGAAGACAAGGCGTTTAAGAATGTGCAGGACGGTCTCAGCAAGGAACATGAGCGGCTCCGGCTGAGGCTGGCTAAGCTGGCTGACCAGCTATTCATTCCTACCGCCGGGGAAGAAGGAATCAGCAGCTGGGAGAGGGTTATCGGCTTGATACCAAGAGCTGATGCAGACCTTGAGGCACGTCGCCGGGCGGTGCTTTTGTGGCTGCAATCCAATCAAGTATCAACGGTTGAGTTTATGCAAAGGCTGGCGGCTAGATATTTTCCAGCAAATGCCAATGTGGAAATCCAAGAGCACAATGATGAATATTATTTTGATATTAATTCATCCTCTTTGCCGATTGATGCCGATGGCTTGGTATTTGCCATTGAGCTTTACAAACCGGCTCATTTGGGCTATGGCCTACACAGTAGAATTTCCATTGACAGTATGCTGTATCTAGGAGCTGTCTGTACTTACAGCAGAAACTACTGCATTATGCAAAAGATTGAGGATAGGGTTGAATTTGCTGCAAGCATTAGTATTGGCAGTGTGAATGACATTGCAAAAAAATATGAGATTCAGCCACTATGTAAAAAGCAAGCCTCATTGGAATGCAAACTATCGACTGAAAGCAGAACTGCAAACACAAAGCATTTTTGCATAAAACCTAAAAATGCTGCTGGAAACACCATACATGTAGAGGTTGCCATAGGCAACTGCCAGCAGACCTATAAATCATAAGACAAGGAGTGTGATTATAGATATGTCAATGTGGACAAGCTGTATTCCTACAGCCAAAGGCCGTGCTCTGCAAGCCAAAGCAGAAGCAGGGGCCCTGCTTCGCATTACTAAAATGCGATTAGGAAGTGGTGAAACCAAAGCAGAAGATATAGAGACTATGACAGAGCTGAAACAGCCTGTGCTTGATGTGCCTATATCCTCTACATCAGCCAAGGATGGTATTTGTACCGTCAAGGGTGGGATGTGGACTTCAGAAGTGGCAACTGGCTTTTATGCTAGAGAATTGGGACTGTATGCGCAGGATCCAGACGAGGGCGAAATACTGTATATGGTCTCTATAGACTCAGCAGCCGATTTTGTCCCTCCTGCTTCTTTTAAGCCGGCTTATGAAGTCAGCTATACGATGCATATAGGCTTTGGCAGTGCTCAGAATGTCTCTATCAATGTGGGCTCTGACAGTTTAGTTGATGTAGAGCTATTACAGAGAAGTGCACGCATGTTACAGCGTAATACTGAGTATGTTCAGGGCGATTTGGTATATGACTTGAGCCTGCCTACCAGCTATATACTTCACTGCGATAGAGGTGGCACTACAGCAAGGGAGATTATAGATTTTGGCAAGGCAGTGCCAGGCATGATATACGCTGACGGCACTGTGCGTTGGGAGGTACGGCGAATCTGTACCAGTGTAAACGGTATGGATGAAGTAGAGCGACTGGGGGCAGAAGTGAAAAAGCTGCAAAAAATGTGCTCTATGATGATGAAGCTGACCAAAGCCGGTGAGATTCTGAATACTGCTTACACATTGGAAGCTCCTGTAGAGAAGATCGCATGGATCAGGCCGGAAGTAGAGCCAGAATGCAGATATAGCCCTCATATACGCATTGTTGCTGAAAACGGCAATATTATGGATAACCCTATGGCTTGTATTGAGTACCCAGGTGGAAAGCGACTAAGGATAACATCTGAATGGGAATCTCTGGAGGGCAAAGACAAAGTAATGGCTTGCGAGCCGTTCAAGATTATCACTGAGGACGGTACCATATTGCTGAATACTACAGCTCAAATTGTTGATGAAAATGGTAGAAAGAAGCTGTACAGCACTAACGGAGTCATCGAAAGCATAATACCAGCTGAGGAATCTTCCATCTCCAAGGCTGATATAGATAATATTTTTACATAAAGGAGGTGAGAAGTTATGGCAATCAGTAAAAAAGACTTTCTGGACAGCCTGTCTTATTTTAGGCAGAAGCTGAAGGCTGAAATTGCTGGCGGTTATGTGGCTCAGGAGGAAGGCAAGATGTTGTCCTCTAATGACTATACCACTGAGGAAAAGAATCAGCTGGCTAATCTGGTCGCATCCGGTGGCAGTGGTGATGAGAATATCACCAATGAGGATATTGATGGCATTTTCAGAGAATAATATCCTTTAATTCAGCTTGTCGACAGCTGTTTCATCAGCTGTAATAAATATTTTTTTAGGTGCATTAGCACAGAAAGGAGCCTACTATGGCAATTTCAAAAGCAACATTACTCAACACTATGAAAGAGGCGCGTAAAGAGCAGGATAAGCGCAACGCCACAAAGTACGTAGCTCAGGAGGCCGGCAAAGGTCTGTCTACTAACGATTACACTACTGAGGCCAAGACAAAGCTTGACGGCGTGGCTGAGGGCGCCCAGGTCAATGTTATTGAGTCTGTAACTGTTAAGGGTGAAGCCATCACAACTACTACCGGCAAGAATGTAGAGCTGGATTTGGATGCATATGCCAAGAAGTCTGATATGACCGCTGTACTGAAGTACAAAGGAAGCAAGGATTCTTACGCTGAACTGCCAGCGGAGGGCAATGCTTTGGGTGATGTGTGGAATATCGCCAAAGCAGACAAGACTCACAATGTAAAAGCTGGTGATAATGTAGCATGGAATGGCGAGAACTGGGATGTCCTTGCTGGTACTGAGGATTTGTCCGGCTATGTTGAGAAGGTTGACGGCAAGGTACTGTCTTCTAATGACTATACCAATGAAGAAAAGGCTCAGCTGGCAGCTCTGGAGGCTAATAAGGATGAGCAGGTAACCAGCGAAGATATCGCATCTATTTTTGCTGATGCCTAAGCTCTGATTGTAACTATGGGGCCCTGCTGGCAGTGCTGGCAGGGCTTTGTAGCAGAAAGGAGGAGCTATGGCAATTTCAAAAAAGACTTTTATTAGTTCATTATCTGATATCAAGGCATGTCTTGATTCAATATACTGCAAGAAGGAAGAGCTGGGTACAATTCTTGTATCTGTAAGCTCCAGTCAGCCAGATATCTCAGCACATTGGATAAAGCCGGCCGTATTGACCAGCGATGCAGAGATAAAAAAGCTGGTAGTGAGTCAGACAAAGCCTGATGTACAAAACGCTGCATGGATAAAAGTAGAGAATTAAGGAGGATATTATGTCAATAGTAAAAAGTACGTATAACACACCAAATGAAGTTACCGGAGGCTATGATGTACAGCACTTTGAAACAGAGGTAGGACAGCTTGTAGATCTCACAGGCATTTCTCATAATGGCATCTACCGGGGTAAAGACCTGACTAACTATTATGCCAGCGGGGAAATGTCCAAGGCTATCGCAAATGGCAGCTTTAAGGATATCTATATCGGTGACTATATCACCAAGAATATCGTTGTTGGCGGTACTACCTATCAGGTTAAGTGGGAAGTGGCGGATATAGACTATTTCTATAAGTCCGGTGATGCTTCTTGCGATACCCATCATGTAGTGCTGCTGCCATCAAAAACCGTGCTTGTTAATACCAAGATGAATGACACCAATACTACTGAAGGTGGCTATGTAGGCAGTAAGATGTGGAAGGAAACCATTCCTGCTGTTGTTACTGGTATTAAAGCAGCATTCGGTGCAGACCATGTGGTGAAGCATAGAGAGTTGCTGACAACCAAAGTTTCTACTACTGCTCAGTCTGCTGCTGGAGCTGGCTGGACTGGCAGTAGTACGGAATGGGCGTGGATTGATGTAGAGGCCAACATCCCAACTGAGCCTATGATTTACGGTGGTGCCGTATTTGGTTCTGCTGGATATGATGTTGGAAATGGCGATAAACAGCTTGCTATCTTCAAGTTCAAGAAGTTCTGCTCCCCAGATAGACTGTGGTTCTGGCTCCGTGCGGTGGCTTCGGCATCGAGGTTCTGCTTCGCCAGCGTCTACGGTTATGCGAACTACAACGATGCATCCCATTCGGTCTCTGATGGTGGCTGTCGCCCGTATTTCCTGTTTCGTTAACCTTATCGTCGCCCCCTAGTGGGGCGACATAATCGCCATTTCAAGGAGGTAACATGTCTGTATTAGCGAGAAATCGAAGTCTGTCGAAATTGGAGTTCTATACGACAGCTATAACTTTACGCAGAAAAATTACCAGAGAACTTTTGATTAATTTTCATATCAAGAAAAAGAATCAGGAGCTTGATGAATATTCGATTTGGCTGCTATCAAAACTTCGCGAATCAATTTATGACATAATGCATGATATCGTACTAAATATCACGCGTGCATATACAATCTGGGCTACAAGTCGTGCTGAAGCAGATGAAAGAAGGATAGCACAGGACAGGGCTGTTGCAGGGTGTGAAAGCATACTAAAAGAGCTGGAATTTGCCTATCAAGTGCTACCAGTAAACACTGAAAGATATATGGCTTATGTAGAGCTGATTGAAAAGGAAATTGCACTCCTAAAAGGCTGGCGAAAATCAGACAATAAACGATATAAAAATTTGTAATTATATAGGGTATCAGCTAATAGCGGTGGCTTCGGCATCGAGGTTCTGCAACGCCAGCGAAAACGGTAATGCGAACTACAACGATGCATCCAATTCGAACTCTGATGGTGGCTGTCGCCCGCTTCTCATATCAGTCTATTCATAGACATATAACAGGGAATGAGCGGATATCCTTCCTAAAGAAAGGTAAATAACAGCTGTGTGCAGTCCGTCTAAGGGCGCTGATTGCATATGCACAGCTATCCCCCAGGGGGGTTGATTAATGAGGGATTTTACAAACGCTAATAGCTTGATGAGTGCCTACAAGCGGGTAAGGAAAACTAGTGGCTGGAAGGAAAGCACACAGCGGTATGGCCTTAATCTTTTGCGTGAGACTTATCATTTGCAGAAGGCTTTGCGGGAAAGAGACTATACACAGAGTGAGTGCAATACTTTCAAGCTATGTGAAAGAGGTCATCTGAGGCTGGTAAAGGCTTTAGTCACAAGAGATATGGTCATGCAGCACTCTCTTTGTGATACAGTTCTTGTGCCAGTGTTACTAAAATACATCATCCACGATAACGGTGCCAGTATAAAAGGCAAAGGTATTAGTTTTACAAGAAGGCGCTTTGAACAGCACCTTCGCTGGCATTATCGAAGATATGGTACCGAGGGGTATATTTTGAAAATTGACTTCAGGAAATATTTCGATAACATCCAGCATGGTATCTTGAAAAAGCTGATAGCCGAAAAGATACATAATGAAGATGTACAGTATGTATTGAATGAAATTTTCAAAGCTAATGAGGTTGATGTCTCATACACTGATGACACGGACATTTTGCAAAAAGTGTTCAGTTCACTCGAGCAAGAAAAAATTGATACAGCGCTGCTTACCAGTAAAAGATTTATGCCTAAATCCTTAGGTATAGGTTCTCCGGTATCGCAGATTGCTGGTATCTTCTTTCCTTACAAAATAGACAATTTTTGTAAAACAGTTAAAGGCATTCATTGTTATGATGCATATATGGATGACAGAATTGTGATTCATAAGTCAAAAGAATTTTTGTGGAACTTGCTTGAAGAAATAAAGGTACTTGCAGAAAAGCAGGGTATCACAATTCATCAAGATAAAACACAGATTATTAAGCTGTCCCATGGATTCACATTTCTAAAAACTAAATATATTCTTACAGAAACCGGCAAAATAGTTAAGAAAATACCCCGCGATGTTGTTACAGTTGAGAGAAGAAAGCTCAAAAAGCTGGCCGCACTGGTAGTATCGGGGGCTATGAGTCGGGAAAAATTCATTACACAGTATAAGTCGTGGAAAGGAGATAAGCAGAGATACTATAACGCTTATCATACTTTGAAAAATATGGATAAAATTTTTAGGAGGCTACTAAAATGGATAACGCAACAAGAGAAACTATCAGACGCAAGCAGCAGGAAATCATCGACCTTACCGGAGAGCTGACAAGCCCAGTTTCTAAAATTGGTGACTACCGTGTAATCAAATGCTATGAAGCCACCCTTTCTGGTGCCAAGACTATGCCTTATGACACTTCGACTCTTCTAGCAGAGCGTCAGAAGGTGCGGGACAAGATTAATGCATTGGAAGCCGAGATAGAGAAGATGGAAGCTGAGGCTGCGAATGAGTGAGCTGGATATCTATGAATCGCTCAGCGATAAAACTGTAGCTGAGCTCGTCGATATAATTATCCAGCTTAGCAAGCTAATCACAGAACTTGAGATGGAAGTTCAAATATGTAGAGAAAATAAAAAGTAGGGCGCTATTATAGCTGCTCTGCTTTTTATTTTCAGGAGGTGATGGGATGGATATCGAATTAGGTTCTACATTACAATGGGTATCTCTATTTCTTGCTATTTGCGGGATGTTTAATTATGTAGTTGTTAAGCCTCTAAGGCTTGCTATTGATGATTTAAGAGGCATGATAGCTGAGATAAGGGCAGATGCAGAACAGGGCAGAATAGAAAGGCACATGATGGAAGTGAAGCTGGCAAAGGTAGAGGACTCTGCTAAGTCTGCGCACCATCGTATTGACTCTTTAGAGCAAAGGAAGTGATGTTTATGAAATGGCAGACAGATTGGATAGTAGGAGCGGGGTTGGTAATGGCCCTGTTGGCTTCGATTTTCACGGGTGGCAGTGTAGAGCTGCAAACGACTATCGGTAGCGGCCTGATTGGCTATCTTGGCCGTGTAGTGCAAGAGCACAAAGGTTAATATATTTATGGCCAGTATGGATATATTTAGATGGTACCGTAGTGGCCATAGATAATTATTCAGATTGTCTAAGAATAAATAAAGGAGTGATTTTTATGAAGGTGTTTATTAATCCGGGCCATGCGCCCAATGGAGTACCAGACCCAGGGGCTGTTAATCAGTACAGTGGTTTGAAAGAGGCCGTTGTAGTCAAGCATGTGGGTGATTTGGTGGCAAAGTACCTGATTGCTGCTGGGGTAGACGCAACAGTGTGTCAGGATGATTCGTTGGCTACGGTGGTCAATACGGCTAATAGTATGAATGCAGATGTGTTTGTGTCTATTCATTGCAACAGTGCTGCTAATTTGGCGGCAGAAGGGACTGAGACTTTTTATTTCTACAGCTCCGAACAGGGCAAAAGGCTGGCTAACTGCATTCAGTCCCAGCTGATTGACTCTATGGACACGGTAGACCGTGGCATTAAGGGAGCAAGACCTGGTACTAACGGGTTGTATGTGCTGACCAACACAGACGCTGTAGCTGTGCTGGTAGAGCTGGCATTTATCAGCAACCAGGATGATGTGATTTTGCTTACTGAAAATCAGGACGATTTCGCTAGAGCAATCGCAAGGGGTATCACTGATTATCAGCTGATGATGTAG